GACAGCAGAGCGTTTCACTGATCCTTCTGCTATGGTTCGTTCTATTCAGTCGGCACGACAACGAGAATCGCTAGTCAGGGTGCCAGGAAAAGAATCAACTGCTGAAGAAGTGTCAACTTACCACAAGGCAATCGGTGTCCCAGAAACAGCCGAAGGTTATGTATTTGAGATTCCTGACGGCATTGAAGTTACCCCTGAGATGGAGGAAAACAATAAAGAATGGGGAGCGAGATTACACGAGTTAAATGTGCCTGTTGAAACCGTGAATACATTACTCGGCTATTTGATAGAAGATGCTGCGGTTTTTCGTGGGAATGAGGTTAAAGCAGATGCTGATTTTGTGGCTGAGAGCGAATCTATACTGAAATTGGAGTGGAAAGGCGAAGAGTACGAAAAGAATAAAGGTGTTGCCAATCGAGCCTTTAAGGAAATTGCAAATCGCGCGGGCATTCCTTTAGATAGTTTGACAACCATGCAATCAAGTGATGGTCGATTCGTGATGGATGATCCGCGCATGATGAAAATATTCGCTGCTTTTGGTAGAGAAATGGCTGAAGGATCACTAGGACCATCGATGACAGACGACCAACGGGATACCATGCAAGACCAGTTAACCGAGCTCAGAACTAAAATGTCAGATGCGTCTGCAAAGGGTAATTCCAAGGAAGCAAACAGGCTCTATCAAGACGAGCAGGCACTGATCGCTAAAATGGATGGGAATAAGCCCATTCGTTGACAAACTGGGGTACATGCTTTATAAGTGCTATATCTGGCTTACCCAGCAATGGCCCCAGCTTAATGTAACAGTGTAAGCAAGGCACCTAAACAAGCCCTATAGTGGCAAGGCACAGCCCCATCAATGATGGCTCTCCTGTGACAGTTACTGTAGCTAACCTACTTAATGCCTATAATTTAATAACCTTTTTAGAGGATTATTCGCATGAGTACATCTATTGATACCGCATTTATTACGTCTTATGACGCAAAAGTGCATGAAGTATTCCAACGCAAGGGATCATATTTAAAAGATTCAGTGCGCCTGAAAGACAACATTATCGGGTCAACCGCTGTATTCCAGAAAATCGGAACGGGTACTGCTGTAACTAAAGCACGCCACGGTACGATCACACCAATGAATCAAACTCACACTGCGCCGTCAACCACACTGGCTGACTTCTACGCAGGCGATTGGGTTGATAAATTGGATGAAGCCAAAATCAACATCAATGAGCGTGATGTAATCGCTTCTGGTGGTGCCATGGCTTTAGGTCGTAAAGTTGACGATCAAATCGTTACTGTTCTGGATACAACCACGCAAAGTGTTATTACTATAACCGTAACCAGTAAAGCACTTGTATTAGCTACTGCTATTGAATTTGCAGAAGCTGCCTGGGCCAATGATGTTCCCAATGATGGTGAAGTTTTCTGTATTGTCACCCCTCGTTACTGGTCACAATTAATGACCATAGATCAGTTCCAACGTGAAGAATATGTTGGTGCAGACGGCATGGCGTGGAGACAAGGACCTGCTGTTGGAAGAGGACGCTGGAAAGATTGGCAGGGCATTAAATGGAAGATGCAAACAGGGCTTCCAGGTGCCGGTACAGGAACTGCAAAAGTCTTTATTTACCATAAAACGGCTATAGGCTACGCTATCGCACAATCTGCTGGCAACATTGCAGGTAACGATTCTGTTGCTGCTGATATTACATGGCATGGTGACAGAGCTGCACATTTTGTGAACCACATGATGAGTGGAAACTCTGTCATGATAGATGACACTGGGGTAATCGAAGGCAATATAGATGACACGGTTGCTATCGCAATTACTTAACAACTGACATTCTTACTTCAACCCACCTACTACTATAGCCGCTTCGGTGGCTTGGTGGCGGGGATAGCCACAAAATTATAGGAGTAAATTATTATGGTAGCAACTGTCTCACAAACTAAAAATTTAACACTTATTTCAAGTGTAAACGGGTTTGGCCTGTATCGGTACGATTCGGAAGATGCCAACTCTGTTGTTGATATAGATGGTTATTTCAACAACGGTAATTTGGATGTTAACCTTGCTGTCGGGGATCTTATATGGGCTTTTGAATGGACTACAGTTCGTTCTGGCACTGTTACTGCTTACGGTATGCACATTGTTCTTGCTGTAGCTGCTGGTGGTGATGTTGATCTAGGCGAAGTAACTGTCGGCAACGTTACCAATACTGATTAATTTCAGTAATCAAGTGTATAATTTGTATCAATGATTGTGTGGGGGTTTTAAGTAACCCCCGCACTTCATTCTTGCAACTTAACCTTAAAAGAGGTAATCATGCCAATTATACGCCCAGAAATAACCATAACTCCCGACTGTCCCACAGTAAAATTCCGCGAAGATCCACAAAATACAAATCTTGCTATTGAAATACCAAAGGTTCTTACCAATCAAGGGTGGGCTTTGGGAACAATATTCTGTGTCCAATTTGTTGACCACGATAAAACAAAGGTGATTAAAGTCGCCAGATTTATTGTTAATTCAGAGAATTCTTCTCTACAAACTTTTAATCCTGACGGTCCACAGCCAATGACCAAACTGGTTGAGGCAAGAGAAGCCTGTCAAATAGAAGCTTGGTTTTATCCTGCCGGTGCTCCGGTAAAAATGGATATTGATTGGAATTTTGGCGAAAAGAAACACCGTGTAATGTTAGACGGTAAAGTTATTGCCAGATTTGATAAGAAACCACAGGCAGAGGAATATATTAAAAAGGCAGCCTAATGTCTAGTGAAACGGATGTAGCGAATGTAGCATTACGGCTAATTGGGCAAACCCCAATTACCAATCGTACCGATGGTTCTCCCAACGGTAATATAATAGACGACATCTTTGACGACGTTAGAGATGACCTACTTCGCTACAACCCATGGAACTTTGCTACTAAACGTGTTGAGTTAGCAAAGTCTTCAACTCTTCCGGCATTTGAATATGATTTTGCTTACCCACTCCCTGCTGATTGGATAAGAACTATATCAGTCCACAGCAATGATGCCGGGCATGGGGCGGTGAAACATAAGATGGAATTAATTAATAATCAGAAAGCTATTCTTGTTAATGCAGATCAGCTTTTTATAAGATTTATTTATCGTGAAAAGGACCCTAATATATGGTCGGCTGATTTCAGGCGTGCTGTATCATTAGCAATAGCAAGGGATTTAGCGGTTCCAGTAGCTTCTTCAAATACTCTTCAAGAACAAATCAGTAAGCAATTTGAGAAAGCAATGAACAGGGCAAGGTCGAATGATGCGATGGGGGCAACCCCGGAACAACGGCCAAGAGGATCTTGGGTAGATCGGCGTGGGAGAGGTCGTCACGATGGGTTTTTGAGCAGCTAATATTATCTATACAAGGAGCTCTCGTTGCCACGAGTACACGACTTACAGCCGAGTTTCAACGCAGGAGAGTTCTCACCTAGACTTGCTTCAAGGCTTGATTTTGTCAAATATGGTATTGGTCTATCCATCTCTGAAAACTTTGTTTTGTTGCCAGAGGGCGGCGCTATGCGCCGTAGCGGGTCTCGATTTGTCGCAGCGGTAAAACTAAATAGTGTCAAAAGTCGTTTAAAACGATTTCAATTTTCAGTAGCCCAGGCTTATGTTTTAGAACTGGGTGCTGCCAACATGCGGTTCTTCCGTCACCAGGGCGTAATATCAGTAGCCACAACGACTGCTGTAGTAACCAATGGCGCATTCCCTTCGGACATTAGCGATTGGGATAACCGTTCAACTGGTGGCGGTTCCATTTCTCACGATGCTACAAATCAAAGATTAAACCTGATACCTGGGGGTATTGCAGCTTCGGATAGAGGGTGGGCAGAACAGGATATTACAACCGGCACCACGGGAACAGAGCATGTAATAAAGTTCAGGGTAGTAGGAGACCCAGGGGATCTAGTAGAATTTCGGGTAGGTACAGCTACATTAGGGGAACAAACACTATCTACCATAGCAGTACAAACTGGCTATCATTGCGTTGCTTTCACCCCTACAACAAGCCCGTTTTTTATTGGTTTCAGAAGAATCGGGTCTGATGGTAATAAGACAGTACAAATAGATAACGTTGAACTTTTAAGCAACGCTCCTGTAGAAATACAGACCCCTTACGAGGAAGTAGACCTGTACGAACTAGAAGGACCGCAGAGTGCCGATGTTCTTTATTTATTCCATGCAATCTACGCCACCCATAAGTTACAACGCTTCGGTCACACCACATGGTCGTTAGTTGAGGTGTCATGGTTGGATGGTCCGTATTTAGATGAGAACACGACCCCTACAACACTACTACCTTCTTTAGCCACTGGGCTATCTATTAACCTCACCTTGTCATCGACTGTCGGTGTTAATGACGGCGCGGGCTGGCTATCTTCCGATGTAGGGAGATTAGTAAGGTATAAAAAAGCAACTATATACGGGTGGGCTATCATTACAGGAATTACCTCTTCCTTAATTGCTGTAGCCGATGTAAAGAAAGATTTTGAAGCTACCCCAACAGCCCAAACAACATTTAGTCTTGGAGCGTGGTCGGGAACAACTGGCTATCCGCAGGTTGCCTCATTTTTTGAGCAACGGTTGTATGTCGGGGCAACAATAATACAACCTCAGACGTTATGGGGTTCGCAAACAGCAGATTTTGAAAACCATACCCCAGACAATTTCTCTGGAACAGTAGAATCTGATGATGCCCTAAACTTCACCCTCGCAGCAGATGATGTCAATGCGATCCGATGGATTTCTGCAGGTGGTGACACCATGGTAATAGGGACCGATGGTGGCGAGTGGATTCCTTCTTCTACAGGTGCCGTGATTACCCCGCTAGACATTACGATCAGACGGCAAACAACAAAGGGCGTAGCTAATCTCCAACCTATTAGAATAGACAGCACTGTGCTATTTATTCAAAAAGGACTTAGAAAATTAAGAGAATTAGTATTTTCATTTGATATTAATAGTTATGTTTCGCCTGATTTAACGAGAACCTCTCACCACATTACAAGAAGTGGAGTAGTTGAAATAGACTATGCCGAAGAACCAGACTCTGTTATATGGTGCGTTAGAAATGATGGTCAGCTTTTATCTCTTACCTATAGAAGAGAAGAGGATGTTATCGGCTGGTCAAGACATATTCTAGGTGGCTCATTTGCAGGTGGTGACGCTGTTGTTGAATCTGTGGTAACAATTCCTGGTGATAACGGGGCAGGTCAGATACAGGACTCAACAAAAAGAAATGAAGTATGGATTACTGTAAAACGAACTATAAATGGTTCAGTAGTACGATACATCGAATTCTTTGAACAGGATTTTGAACAAGGTGATGCGCAAGAAGATTCCTACTATGTTGATTCTTGTATAACGCTAGACAACCCTGTAACAATTACCAATGCCACAAGAACCAATCCTGTTGTTATTACTGCAACTGGACATGGATATTCAGATGGAGATGATATTCGACACACTGATTTTTCTGGGGGAATGACTGAGCTGAATGGACAGACTCATAGAGTTGCAAATAAGACGGCGAACGATTATGAGCTTACCTCTCCCGATGACGATACAGATATTGATGGGACAGGGTTTGCTGTAGCTTATATTGCCGGTGGGATTGCGAATAGAAAAATAACTGCAATTGCAGGGTTGGATCATTTAGAGGGGGAAACAGTAAAAATATTAGGTGATGGTGCAATATTTACCGATAAAGTCGTTGCCAGTTCGCAAATTACATTAGATGAGAAAGCTTCTGTGGCTCAGATAGGCTTGGGTTACAAACATAAATTAATCACATTAAAAATGAGCGCAGGAAACCCTGCCGGAACCCCTTTAGGTAAGATTAAACGAATTTATGGCGTTGTGTTTTCTCTTTTGAATTCACACACACTTTCGTTTGGCAGGGACGCTGACAGCTTGGATAGTATTGATTTCCGCACAGTAACCGATCCCATGGACGCAGCCGCTCCGTTATTTACAGGCGAGATTTTTGTAGACTTTCCGGGTCAGTGGACCAGGGATGCCAGGATAACAATTGAAAATTCAGATCCCATTCCGTTTACATTACTGGCAATCGCACCAGAAATAAATATTCATCCACTAAAATGAACATAATAAACGACACAAAATCAGAGTATGGATTTACTGCGATTAAAGTAGGGAACCTACCATGTATAATGTTTGACATTGATTTAAAACAAGAACATCTAGGACAAATATTGCTCGTTCGACATTCAGAACAAATGTATGAAGTACATCTCTCAGATATAGTTCCAGAATATAGAGGGAATACCGACAAGATATTGAAAGCAGGGATGAATATGATCTTTAATAGCGTCCAGAAATTACAAAAATTAATAGCTATAATCCCTAAACATAACAAGTTATCTGTTCTATTATGCGTAAAGAACGGTTTTACTTATGAAGGAACACTAAAGAATAGCTTTCTATTTGAAGATAAAATGGAAGATCAAGAGATTTACGGAATAACAAGAGGCGAGATATAATGCCATTTACTACCACTACTGCGCTATTACTAATGGGTGGTGCTACTGCTGTCTCTGCATTAGGTGCAGTCAGCTCAGGAATAGCGGAAAAAGACCGAGCAGACTTTACTTCGGCTGACCAGGTACTTCTAGCCGCTAGAGAACGGGAAATATCCAAAATAGAGGAAGAAGACTTTCGTAAGGTACAAAGTCGGACATTTGCGGATAGCCGCGCTGCTGGTGGAGGTTCCGGAGTTCAACTTAACACTGGATCTAACCTGTTAGTACAGCAAGATTTCGCGGCCGAGGTTGAGTTACAAGCTCGAAGAATCAGAGTCGGTGGCAAGACGAAATCACAGAGACTGATAGAG